AACAAAAAATTACTCCGACGGGTGCAGATGTTCCTCATCTTTTTGATTTGCCTTCTCGACAGCCTGCACCTGCACCTGCACCTGCGCCTGCACCAGCACCTACTCCGATGGCAAGACCTACGCAACCTATACCTACTAGAGCGCCAATACCGACTGGACAACCGTCACCTTACAGTGTAACAGGAGCAAGAGCCGCTACTCCTATGGAATTGGCATGGCAGCAAATGAGAGGAGTTCCTCCTCAACAAACTTTCTTTGACTTTGGTGAACAAACTGGTGGACTTGTACGTAATCAACCTCCTCAGATGATTCAGCGTTCTAATGATGTAAATCATAATATTAATGAAATTCGTAAACAATTAGGTTACTTTGATGGTTTTCTTAGGGGGCATTCAAATGAATAAGGTTTTGGTTAAGAAAGCAGTTTCTGCTCAATATCCTGTAGGGGCAGGTGCTCCTGTTATGGTTTTAGGTGGCGGTGGTGGTGGCGCTGCAAGAGGCCGTACCAAGAGAGAAAGAGGTTTAGGAATGCTCGGTGGTGCAGTTGGTGTTTTGGGTGCCTTAGCGGGCCAGCATCGTAGTTTAGGAGGACTTGCTCAAAGTGCTATTTCTGGTGGAGCGCAAGGTAGACAATTAGGTGCTGGACTTGGGCGATTTTTAACTGGTAGAGAAAGACAGGCTAGGGCTGATTTAGACGAAAAGACACATCAACAGTTCGCCGAAGCAAAAGCAGGAGGTAGAATAAAGGGTGATTACGGTACTGATTGGTCTTTAGGGTATCATACACCTGTAGGTGTAAAAAGGAAGGTATTATCAGATGCTGCTCAGAGGGAGGCTCAGGCAAAAGAACAAGCCAGACAACAAAGAGCGGAAGAAATCGCCGCTGCTAAAGCAAGAGGAAGTCAATTTGGAGCAGAAGATAGGGAGTATGCCGAAGCAGCGAGGCGATTTGTAGAACAGGTGGGGGTTTCTCCTCAAGAGTTCGCATCAGGTCTTGGTAGAATGGGTGCTGCTGCAAAAAAACCTGTTGATTTGGAACAGGGCCCTGATGGAACATATTCAGCAGGTGGTGATGTTAAAGTAAAGCCTGCTGTTACAACTAATGTAAATGTAGATATTAAAGATTCACAGGTTGGGTCAGATGAAAATACTCAAAATATGTTTAGGACAGTACAAAATAATAAGGCTAAAAGAAAAGGTAGACCTTTACCTTTTCCCAACCATGTACCAAAAGGAGAAACTAGTGAATTAGTTGCAGATATAGGTCATGCAAAAAATGTAACTAACGCTGCTGGAGAGAATGTAGGTAATGTTCAACAAGCAGCGGCTTCACCTGTAAACAATAGAATTGGACTTTCACCACCGGGTAGTGTTGGTAGCAATAATGAAACGGCTGATAGGGTGGGGCAAGGAATTACTGATGCTCAAGGGTTTGATACCGATACAGAAGGAGAGCCGAGTGATACACAGCACCCTCCTATTCAAGGTGGGACTGGTATGACTGACCCTGAAAGAGACTTTTATGCAAGGATGAAACTACAACAAAGGCGGGATGAAATGAAAGTACAGCCTCCTCAAGGAAATCAACCAACTTTATTTGATACTGAATCTATGGAACCAAATTATTAATAGGAGTGAGGAAATGTGCCGGATATCAATGAACTCATCAATGACATGGACATACAGATGTCCAAGAAGTCATTTGAGTACTTCTTCACAGATATTCTTGGATTCGAGTTTTCCCATCACCATAAAGACTGGCTTAAGGGGCTAAACGGAAATAGATATTATTGTGTCAAAGCGAGTCGAGACCACGGTAAGTCTGTATTTTTCATGAGTTACGCACTTTGGATTGCTGCATTCACTCCTAATACACACGTTATGGTGTTTTCACATTCATTAGAACAGACGCTTGAACATATGCGTTTCATTAGAAATAACATAGAAACGTCTGATATTCTTAAAAGTCTTAAACCTCAAGGAAAACCTTGGGCTAAGTCTTATTTTGAGTTTACAAACGGTAGTCGTATGATGGCTAAATCGGTTGGTGGTGCTACTCGTGGTTTCCACCCTGATGTTGTTGTGTGTGATGATATTCTTTGGGGTACTACTTCTTCTGAACTACAAAGAGCAGCGGACTGGTTTTATACTGTTTTGCTTCCTGTTTTGCATCATACAGGTCGATTAATGATGGTCGGCACTCCTTTTTCATATAATGACTTATATGCAGAATTGGAAGACAAAGATACATTTCAAGTCGAGACTTATCCGGCTATTTTACCTAATGGAGAACCGCTTTGGCCCGGTAGGTGGCCGCTTGACGCATTGAAGCAGCGTGAAGAATCTATGCCTGCGATTAAATTTGCTCGTGAGTATTTATGTGAACCTATTCACGATATGTCTAGTATGTTCCCGATGAGTTTACTTGAAAAGGCTAGAGATAAGAACCTCATATTATTAGATAAGGCTGAAAGAGATATTGATGAAGATGGTGAATCTCAGGGTGTATTTGGTCAACATTTTGTTGGCTGGGACCCTGCAATCGCTAGTGATTCTAATGCTGATTATACTGCAATGTGTATTTTAAGAATGTTACCCGATAGTGATGAAAAGCAATTAATCTATGTTCTTAATCAAAAGGGATTAGGTGGCGCTGCTCAAAAGCGTCAGATTATTTTATTGAACAGTAGGTTCCGACCTGACTTGATTGAATTAGAAGGTAATAATTTCCAGCGTATGTTTGAGGCCGAACTTAGAGAAATGAGAGACGATATACCGATTAAAACTTTCATGACGACTCGTCAAAAGAAAGAGAGTATGTTTATGTCTTTATTGATGGCTTTTGAACAAGGTAAGATAAAGACACCTTGGGGAAATGAGGAAAGTAAAGAATTTACTCGTCAACTTGAAACTCAATTAAGTAGATTTGGTATGCAGAAGAACGGTAGGTTAGAATCAGTTGGTTCTCATGATGACTTAGCAATGGCTTTGGCTTTGGCTAATTGGGCTACTAAAGAATTCAAAGGTGGTATAGTCATGCTTGATGATTATCTTGATGGGTTTGATGAGTGGTTCGGTGAAGTACCACAGCGAAATGTAGCAGGAGTTAACTGGTTTGTAGCCTAAAGATTAAATGACACCAAAAAGTGGGATGTATATGTGGCCGAGTTTAAGCGTGGGTGAATCAGGAAAGTTGATTGACATGGGTAATGATATTCTTAGTACAATTGCTTCTAGTTTATCTTCTCATCCTATAGTAAACGAAAACATTGCTAAATCGATAGCGTCTCAGACGGTCATTGTATCTGATGAAATTATACCTGTTCCTATCTATGCTGAATTTTCTCCAACAGGAGAAGGGTGGTTTGAAGATAAATTAGGTAAAGGTGCTAATGATATAATTAGAGATTTAAGAAAAGCACGTCGTTATTTTAAAGAAGACAAATCAGAAATAGATAATATTATTTCTAATATTAGAACTTTGAAAAGTATGGAAGTAGATGCTACTTTGGCTAGGTTACATTGGGGAGAGCCTTATTATGACACAATGAGAAAAATGGGACTTTCTGAAAAGGATTTAAAATCTCTAAGATTATTCGGTAACAGTAGAAAGTCCAGCCTCGTTAGAGCCTGTAATACTTGGAATAGTGCAGAAGATGCTTTAGTTAAATTAGATGAGTTTCAAGATGTTTGGGGAGAAGAAGAAAGAAACGCATGGGTAGGCGCTATGCGTCAAAAACAAGATGCGAGAAAAATGTGGAGGACCGCCTTACATAAATTCGATACTCTTTCCGAAGAACAACAGAAATGGATGAGAATGTCTAAAGCAGAAATGGAAGAAAAAGGCTGCATGACAGCAAGAAGTATTACTGAAAATCTTATACTAAAAGGGGTTACGAGATTAAATGCTACTCGTTTATCTAAATTACTAAATATGTATGGTGAGGAGATTAATATAATTAAGGCTCCTAAAAAGGGACATTACATGACATTTTCAAAAGAAGGTTTGATTATTAAAGACGCTTGGGCTTATGCAGCGGGTTTCCTTGACGCTGATGGTTATATTACTATTACAGAAAGAGGCGAACCACGTGCAGGGTTTATTGCAACAGGTGAAAGAGGACGTATGCATTGTGAAGATTTGTATAAAAATATAGGCGCAGGTGTATTACAACTAGACCAAAAGGTCTACAAAGATGGTCAAAGAAGTCAACATAGAGTAAGTTTTTATTCTAAAGATGACCTTGCTAAATTATTAGATAAAATTACTCCACATCTTAGGATGAAAGATAGGCAGGCGAAGGCTGTAATTGCTTATCTTAAAGAGAAAGACCCGATAAGAAAAACTCAATTAAAGAGATTTGTTCAGTTTTCTAATAGAGACGGAACAGCAAAAGGTGAGGAGTCACTCCGGCAATGGGGAGTAGACCGAGATACCGTGATGAGTTGGGCGGAGGTGTTATAATGGTAGAAAAAAAAGGTAGAGTAGGTAGATTATTGGATTCTATAACGAATCCATTCCGTAAAAGAAGAACTCCAGAGCCGCAAATGCCCTTATGGACTACTGGTATTCAAGAGCCAGTATTAGTTCAGGGTATTACTATTCCGGCTTTGTATGCAGTTGCTAATGAGAATTTAATTTTGAGAACAGTACTAAGTACTCTTCAACAAGAAATTTTTCGCAGAGGTTACTATTGGGAAAAGAAATTCAATAAGAAATGTTCAGATTGCGATGCTGAGTTTCAACATGATGTTGAAGAGTGTAAAGAGTGTGGTAGTAAGTATTTAGTTGAACCTAGTGCTGAGCAGTTAGTTTACCCTAGATGGTTATTAGACCAAAGGAATTCCATGGAGCAAACTTTCATGGATGTACTTAGAGAAATAGAATATGATTTGAATATTACCGATGATGCTTTTTTGATTTTGATTAAAGAATATTACATGGACCCCGAAACTAATGAAATGTCATTTTATAGAGTAAAAGAAATAGTTAGAGGCGACCCAATCTTCATGCGGATTATTGCTGATAAGCGTGGAGTAAGAGGGGGTAGGTTTAGAGTATGTCCTATTCATCGTGATGAGGTTAAGGCCTATTCACATGACGATAAGCATTGTCCTACTTGTGGTACGGAAATGGAAGATGTACATCACGTAAATACTGCTGGTAGCGGAAAAACTCAATATTATCTAAAAGGAGAAGTTATTCATGTTAGTAAATATCAACCATCTAAGTTGTACGGAAGAAGCCCTGTTTCCACATTATGGAGACAAGCGATGACTCTTACTGCTATGGATAATTATATGTATACTGCTTATTCAAAAAGAAGAATTCCTAGAGGTATTCTTAGTATTAGTACTGATAATCTTGAATCCATGAAAGCCTTTTGGAAGGCTACTGATGAAAAGTTAGAAAGAGACCCTCATTATATTCCTAAGATTGCGACAGAAGGTACTGGTAAGGGTGGAGTTAACTGGGTTAAATTAATGGATAGTCTTGAAGAAATGCAATATATACCTGCTAGAGACGAAATGCGTCAAAGAATAGCCGCTTTCTATGGTGTTTCTAACGTATTCATGATGGATACTGGTAAGTCTGGTGGTTTGAATAATGAAGGTATGCAAATTCTTGTTACTAATCGGGCTGTAGAGTTCGGACACAAAGTATATACTGACCATTTATTCCCAAGATTAGCGGAACAAATGGATATTACAGATTGGAAACTAACCCTTTATCCGAATGAAGAAGAAGACGAAGTTACAAGATTACGTCGTGATGAAATGGAAGTTAATATTGCTCAGAGAATGATGATGCTAGGTTTCCAACCTACTCTTATAGAAGATGCAAATAGAGATATTCGCTTTATATACAAGCAACCTGACCCAGCGCAACAACCTCCTATGCCGCCCGGTGGAATGGGTATGCCCGGAATGGGTATGCCCGGAATGGGTATGCAGATGGGTGGAGGTATGGGTACACCCGGAGCATTACCGAGTCGTAATATCAGTCCTCAAGGTGCAGCGCAAATGGCAAGACAGGCCCAAGCAGGTATGGCAAACCCCGGTGGAGAAGGCTTTGGTATGAGGAATAGAGGACCAGCAAGTCCGCAAAATAGAACCTCTATGGGCGCAGGTGCTCCTATGTCCAGCGTACAACAAAGAGGTCCACCTATGTCTGGTACTCAACAAGCGTCTCAGAGTATATTAGATGCTAGAAATCCAAGGGGCGCTTGAGTAAGACTAAAGTGTGTGTGAGGTGTCGGGTGGGTATGGACCTGAAGAAATTGGACCCAATGGCTAGAAAAATGCGTAACCACGTAGACGCTTTTTATAAGGCTCTGGAAGAAAACGATGGGTTTTCTGCTAGAAGTCATATTAATGAGATTATGAAGTACGCAGATTATTTAAGTAATGATATAGAAAGTACTGTTATTAAAAACGAAAATACCAAAGGCGTTAATGATATTTATGCCGGTGGAGTACCTGTTATGAAGACAAAAGAAGGAAGACAAAGTGTGCATCAAAGTACAAGTAATGTACTTCCGGGAACTATTCGTACTAACTCATACGGTAATATGAAAAGAAGATTATCAAATAGAAATGTTTGAGGTGATTAAGTGAGCGAAGAGAGGGAAAATGTCGCTGAGCGTCTTATGGGCGCACTTATCAGTAAAATGGAAAGTATGGATGCAGGCTTACAGGTCCTTAAAGCCGAAAACCAAGAATTAAAAAGAATGATTGAAAACCCAACTTCTCTTTTAAGAAAAGCAGGATTCGTATCTGTTTCTACACAAAGACCAACTGATGTTATAGAAGATGGTTTTAGAGGAGATGTTGGTGATTTTATCCTTAAAGGAGAAGACGGTATGGACATTACTGTACCTAAAACTAATGAAGATTTCCATAATATGGAATGGTCAGATATTCATGCATTGGCTGAACAGGCCAAAGATTCAGGTGCAATAGGCAATCAAACAGGAATGGAGTGATTTTAATGAAACCGAGATATGAAGCAAGAAGTAGTGAAGTAGATAAATTGTTGAAAGAAGCAAAAGAGTTAGAAAAAAGACTGGAGAAATCTCAACCCGGATATGATTCTCAAAAGGAAGGAGTTACCGAAGGTAGTTCTCGATTTGAAATTCAACCGGCTAAGGTACCTAATGTATTCTATAATACGAATAATACACCTATAGAAACAGAAGACGTAAATAATAAAGGCTCTATTTCTGAAAATAGTGATGTGCTTGACAAGCCTACTCAGTTCCCTGATGCTTATGAAAACCAAATGAAGTACAGAATTAATGAATCAGGGGGCGAAGGTCCAACTATGACCGATTTAAAGAAGTCTGTAGACCGATTGTCCAGCCGCTCAATTTAGACGGCTGGTGATGGCAATGAGAGAAGGGCCTTTAGATACACTCGATAGAGCACGTAAGGTTTTTCTTTCGTCTATAAGTGACAGTATTGGTAAAGCAGACGCTGGTGCTGATTTTTATTATGCAGCATTAAGTGCAGAACGACGAGGTTATATTCTTAATGATGAAGATAATTCTCTTATTAAGATGTTTTTTTCTGTAATGAAACAAGAAGAAGGACCGCTGTCTTCTCAAACTTGGGATTTAGAAAGAGAAGCCGCACAAGTAGACCCTACTGTGTTCACATCTGGTGTGGATGAACAACAATTTATTAGTGTTTTACAAAACCAATCTGGACAGCAGTTAGTCGATAATCCTGCATATAACGAAGAAAGAGTAGTTCCGCCTCAAGCCGGTGAAGGACTTGCAGGTAGGCGTGTAGATATAGTAGATGGAAAAGAGGATGACCCTTATCGTACTCATCATTATTTTGCTAAATTTAATCCTATTGCTGAACGTATGCATCATATGGTAGCGGATTTTTATACTCCTTCTGAAGCAGGTATTGATTCTCAAAGTAAAATAGATGCTGATAAAGAGTTAGCATGGGAAAAGCATATGCAAGAAATTCCAGAAAAGAGTTTTTTGCTAGCGAGTTCTCATTATGGAAAATTAGATGGAGAACACGCTACTAACCATGGTTTATATGAACATGATTATTTAGGTTGGAAAAGTAATAATGATAATAGAATTAATGAAATTATTAACCGGTTGCATGAAAACGGCATTACAGACGATAAAGAAATAGAACATCAGTTAAGAAAATTACATTTAGAAGATAAAAAGAAAGAATGGAAAGACAATCTTGGCTTTTTAGATTATATGTTTGGCATGGAATGGCTGACCCCTAAGCAAAGAAATGAAGCATATCAGCATATGGCCAAACACGGTACTTCGAATTCAAATCAACCTTTGAGATTTAATACAGGTCAAGGTATAAATTGGATACCTAGATTTAAAAGAAATTTCCATCAAAGGTTCGCTGGTATGTATAATCATTGGACTCGTGCACCTCATCAACCGGGAGAGCCGGTTAAGAATAAAAGAATTGCATTACCAGAAAAAGGGGAACAAATAGGTACTCAAGATAACTTGTATACTTTAAGAGCCCATCAACCTTCTGGTGAACAATTTAATGCATTAGAAAGAGGATTGCATTTTATTGATGAGATGCAAAAGGGGGATTATGAAAGGCGCTTAGAACAAGGTGACGAAGATGCGACTTATATAGCATCAGGTGGTACTAAAGTTCCTTATATTGCAGAAAATGAGGATGGGGTACGTACAGTACAGTTTCATTCACCTCCAGATGGGGAAAAAAAGGGGCTTAAATATAATGCTTTAAAGTTATTACTTAATATAGACGGAGATGGTAAATTATTTGAAACAGGTAAACATGAATTTTATGAAAATTGGGATAAAGAAAAAAGCCCTTTTACTCAAGATGAAATAGATGAAATCTTACAAAGGCGTAAAGTTCTTGCTGCACAGAATAGTGGAGCAGGTAGAATAGCAAGAAATGAAAGTATTATGCATTTTGGTGGATTTGTTGACCCTGAACATTTTCCAGAGTATAGTAATGGAAGTCATGAAACTTTGTCTACTTATTGGCAACGTCCTTTTTTCCAAGGAGGTATGGGTAAACAGCCGAATGAATTGTTTAATTTAATTCATAATCATAGCCTTTTGCCTGATGACCTTTTTGAAGACATCTCTCCTAAAACTACTGATGAACTTGAAGCGGAAGAAAAGGAAGAGGAATTTGATTACGATAAAGATTTTGAAACAATAATGCAAGAAAGACAGACACAGTCAGAGCCTGCATCTGTAAAAGAAGAGGAAGAAGAGGAAGAAGAGGAAGAATATAAACCAAAAAGAAGTCTTATTTTTAGCAGAACAGGCGCTGGTATATATGCTAATCATGATTTTGATAAAGAAGGTAATGTACTTGATTCAAAGATGCAGACCATTATAGCGCCTTTTGGTCAACCTACTCATGAATTTACTAGAATGACTAAAAAGCAAGGAGACCAGTATACACATTATACTTTTGCAGATACTGGTGATATAAGTGATATGGAATCCAATTTAAATCCTCACGGTGTGTTTCATTCTGCTAGAGTTGCTGGAGCAAGTGGTAAAAGAAATATGGCTCGCCATATGGCTACTGCTGATGGTAAATATGCTAATGAATTATATACTGAATATGTAAAGTCGAGAGAAAAAGGAGATAATAAAAGAGCAGATGAAATGCGTGATTCATTAAGAGGGGAAAAGTCAGGTCATTTACCTGTAACTCATGCTTTTAATCACAGAGGTTCAGTATATGACCCTACTAGGTCTATGCATAAGAATGGGCATTATTATCACAACATAGGGCACATGCTTGGTTTTGCAAGTCCAAACCCTGTCATGTCTTTACAAGAATTTGGCCGCCCAGATACTCATTCTACGTTAGCCAATCCTGATGATTTAGAAGATTTAAAATATGTACCTGCTCCAGTAGAGAAAATTAAAGACAGAATAAGAAGTGTGCAAAAAGAAATTGAAGAAACTCCTGAAAGCCATGTAACTACTATGGGTAGATTACAAGCGGAATTAGAGAGTTTAGAAAGAGCAAAACTTTTACCAAGTGTATCTAATCCTATGTTAGAGCCGGTACAGCACGAAGCAACACGGATTGGTGGTATGCAGTCAAGGTGGAATCCACCGGGCACTGTTAGTTTAGTCGGCGCTCCAGAAGAAGGGGGGCCTTTAAGAACTGAAATTCAAGAACGCTTTGATAGTCTAAATGATTATCGTTCAATTTTACAATCTGAATTGGATTCAAAAGAAACAAATGAAAACAGAAAAAATGATTTAAGGTCTGAAATAGGTGAAATTGAAAATGAACTAAATAGATTAGAAAGACAAATGCCTGAGAAAAAACAAGGTATTTATTTTGGTGCAGGTCATGTACCGGAAATGTTTAGAGCAAAATTAAGTGCAGATTCTGACGCTATCTCAAAAGCAGGTGAACACTTGAAGAAGATGGTGGGGCCAGAAATACTTAATCGTTTATTCAGTCCTGATTTACCTTTGGATGTTTTAGAAGGGAATATTCGTATGTGGGCTGCAATGGCTAATGATTATTTACAAAAGGCCCCTCATGAATCTCACGGTATTACTACTTCTGCAAACAGAGCAGAAACTCAAAAGACAGAAATGATTGGTGCAGATACTGCTTATGATGTTAAGCAAACTGTGCACAATAATCCAGTGAAGTTCAATTTACAACATTTACAAGCACTTAATGAAGGTGAACAAGGAAAGCAGATGATTGCTGAATCATTAGGATTAGATATTAATAAACCTCATGTTCAGAGTACTATAGATAATTTATTTGGTGCAGAAAGTGAAATTACTAACGATTTACTTTCAAGAATTAACCAAGTTATTGCCGAAGGCGGTGACTTAAAACAGGTAGGTATACCTATGATGACAGTAGGTCAGTATATGAAAGCCAGCGGCATGGTTGATGAAGATATGAACTTTGATAATGAAATAGCGCTTTTGAAAACTAAAAGTCCTAATCGTAATGCAGAACTAACGAGACTTGTTTCTAATCTTAGTAATCAAATTCGCCCAGATGCAGGTATAGCAAAAAGAGGTATGGGGGAACTTAATGAGAAATTAGGATTTAAATTTCATTCAAGTTATAGTCCTGATAAAAGGATATTTGATAAACGTGGGCGAGACATTAGGAATGAAATTGAGGAAAGAGTAACTGATTTAAAAAATGAGATAGAGCAAACTAAATTAAATAACAAATCTACTTCAAAATTAGAAACTCAATTAGAAACATTAGAAAATGAATTAAAGCCTACTACTAAAATTACTAGAAGGGCTAAAGGTAAAAGGCAAGGTAATTTGAAAGAAGCCTTTAATACTCAACAGGTACTTGATTCTATTTTAATCAGTAATCCAGATATAGAGCCTGAAAAACATACAGGTGTAGAAACAGTAAATCCTAGTTTATACGAAACCCCTGTTGGTAAATTTGGTCCAGATACTCATACTGTTCAATCTCTATATAATTCCGGTGGATATAAACATGAATTTGGCGGCATTTATGAACCTACTTTTGATTATCATATCGATTCAAATGGTCAAGTTGAAATTACGATTATACCTAAAGGTAAAAAGCAACACTTGGTCCAGCCAATGGAAAATATATATCGTTTGTTTCCTGATTTGATAGATACTAATGGAAGCGGTTTTGCATCACCTAATTATGTTCACCATGATGGAAAAAGACGTTCTGATATTACCGGAGAGCGTAGAAGAATAGCGCCTCAATTTCTAGTAGATGAATTTGGACAAGCGCCTAATACAGATAAAGTGAGTGTAGTTAAATCAGAAATAGGCCTTGCTGATTTGACAAATCCCGACATTATTAGAAAAGAATTAGGTAAAGAAGTTCCGCTTCTTCAACCGATGCATCGTATATTTGAATTAGATGACCTTGAGCATCTTCGTGGATTTACAGGAGACTGGATAGTTTCTGTCATGCCAGAAGGAGAAAGAGGCTTTGTTAAGAAAGAAGATGATGAAGTATCAGCAAAGCCTTTCACATTATCTAAGGAAGATAAAGAGAATTTCAAAAAGGTCAGTAGTGAAAATTTCCATATAGACGTAATTAAATTAGAAGACGGTTACTATATTTTCGATGTTATAGAATTTGATGATAATGAAGTACATGATACAGTTTTAGATGATAGGATTAAAATTCTAAGGGGAGGTATGGAAGGAGTTGAGAACATACATGTCCCTAGTGCAAGTGATACTAGGCTTACTGATGATGCTGGTTTAGAATTAATTGTAGAAGATTTACAAAAGGAACATGATAAGTTACTTCTAAGAGACGCTAAGTCAGTTTACATGGTAGGAGAATTAAGACATCCTAAATGGGTAATGTTAAATCCGGGCAAAGACGTTGTACTTAGAGTATTAGAAAGAAGAGGCAATGGACCTTATACCTATAGATTAGGTACTGGTCCTATTACTCAAGAAGATAGTCTCGGTGATAGAGCAGTTGAATCTGGAGGAGAAACTTACATGGATGTAGGTGCGGCTTTTGACAGTTCTGAAAAATTCAACGAAGGTGACCACGTAAGAGTTAATGTCGCTAATGTCGGTGAGATGGAAACTATTGAAGGTCAGAAAATATACACAGTAAGTGGCTCAGATATTAAAGAAGAAGCAGAAGGAGAAGGTTTAGTTAGTCAAGAGACTTTAGGAATATTGGCTAAATCTGATTCTGACCAGTGGCTATGTGAAGTTACTAGGGCTACTAGTGGTTTAAGAATAACTATGCCTCAAGGTGATGTAGTTTACAAATGCACTCAATCAGGTAGACTTTGGACAGTACATAGTCCGCTAGCCTCTTCTTCTTATCTCATCCGTTTGTCTGAGAGTCAGAGACAATATTGGAGTCCAGTTGCAGGTGCTTTGCTTAAGGCTGATTTAGAAATCAAAGAAGAAGTTCATGAAACAGAAGAAGAAGGTGAGCCTTTAATTAAACCTAAGAAAATAAAAGATACTAATTGGTGGGATGAAGAAAAGAAAAAAGTTCTTGTTAAAGGATTATTATTAGTTGAAAAGTTACTCAAGAGCGGGGCTGGTGCAGTTGGCCAGTCCAGTACAGGGACAATGGGATTAGGTATAGGTTACGCTACGCCTATAGAATCACCCACTGGTCCGACGAATCTTCATGATGAGAAAACAATGCCTGACTTTGATAACCGCAAACGGCCCGGAGAGGACTCTACTATAGAGCCAGAAACCGAAGAGGAAGAGCCTTCTAAGCACATTGTAATCCCTACAGAAGAAGGTGTCTTAGAAGTAACAGATGACTCTGCGGTTTTCCATACTTGATTATATAGTATGGTTATCGTCTATAGAGCAATGTCAACAACAGCAGTGCTAAGAACTAGCCCCGTTCAACATATGGGAAGTATTAGTATAGTTAAGGCTGACAATGATTTAGTTATTGCAGGATATGCATCTGTAGAGATGGTCGATAAGCAAGGAGATTTGATTACTAGAAGCGCATTAAAAAACGCATTTGATGGCTTTATGAAAGCAGACGGGTTCCGTAATGTACAACTCGCACACTCCAACATACAAGTTGGTAGTGTAATACCAAAATACACCGACTCTGATGGTCGTGTATGGAAATCCGGTGTCGATGATGCTGGTATGTTTGTCGTTATTAAATTAAGAGACGACATAGAAAAGGCTCGTGAAGTAGCCAATGAGATTCGCAAAGGTGCCCTACGTGGCTTTAGTATTGGAGGACAAGCATTCAAAAGAATGCGAAAGAGTGATGCCGAACACGGTGATTACACAGAAATTTCCAAACTAGAACTGCATGAGGTTACTATTTGCGAAAAAGGGATTAATCCCGAAGCAACATTCCGAATATTAAAGGAGGATACAAATATGACAAATGAAGACAACGTATTAGGAGATTTGTCGGCTACTTTAGATAGACTAAATGGTCGACTAGATGCTATGGAAAAGGGCGAACTGCCTCCTTTCATGCAAGATAAAGAAGAAGACAAGGCTCCAAAAGAAGAAAAAGAAGAAAATGGAGATGATGAAGAAATGGACGAAGAAAAGAAAGCATATACTGAAGATATGGCTAAGGGAGAATACTCTGACGTTATATCAAGTGAGTATTTGAACTGGATGGAAAACACATTAAAATCACAAGGTGTTGACATTGCAGGTGCAAGAACTCACTTCGATGACGTTAACAAGGCTAATCTTGGAAGTACACCTGAACAGTTCCCTGTGGAACAAGCGTCAGGTCAGACTAAAAACCGTGAACAAGAAGGTGGAAACCCATCAACTGGTGCTGTAGGAAAAGTAAACAGTGGAAAAGTAGCAAAAGGTTACTTAAGTCCAGATAACGTAAGCGCTTCTGATTTAGAATCGGCTTATGAAGTTTACAAAGCAGCGGCACTTGAAGAAAAGTTCAAGGAAAACTTAGGAACAGTTTTTGCTGACAGACTAGCAAAGGAAATGAGTGCAGAATCAGAGGCTCGTGCAGCAGCAGAATTTGATGCTCGTACTCCACTTGCTAACATTGAAAAGGCACTTTCTGACCTAAGTGAAAGAATTGATAATATCAATGTAGCACCGGCAGAGACAATTAAGAAAGCAAGCGACGCTTCTAGTGTAGAAATACCAACAACAGAAGAACTTGCTACTATGTCTTGGGACGAAGTACACAACCTTGCAGGGAGTGTGTGGAATTAAATTCCAATAATAAAATGGAGATGATTAAAAATGGCAAGAAGTTATATGAGAACAGTAAATGACATGGAGCGTTATTATTATGGTGCTGGCCAAAGTATGGGATATTCATACACTGGCTCTGAACTATTAAAAGCAGACGCACCAATGTTGAGCACAACAGCAGGTACATACCAAGCAATTTATGGTAGAAAAGTATGGAGTCAATTGAATCAAGAATTCAACGCTTTCAGTATTCTACCTAAGAAACCTTGGGACAGAAGTGGATGGAGAGTAGTAACAGCAAAACCTTCAACAACAGTTGGTGGCGGTATTGCAGAAAACGGTACATTACCAGATACTACAAAACCAACCTTCCAACATGTAGCAGCAAAACCAAAAACAATTGCACACTCTTTTGACATGTCAGAAGTAGCAATTTTCCTAAATGATAAGGATGACGGTTTGGGCGACATAAGAAGTGTATTAAAAGAAGAAATGGGTAAACATCACGCAGAACACATTAATCAAATGTTAACAACTGATGTAGATACACCAGCAGGTAACGATTTAGAATCAATTGACAGAGTTACAGCAGCATACGATAATGATGCAAATTCTTTAATTGGAATGGTAAATGGTCACGATGACTTAAGCGCTGATGCTGACTTAGATATATACAGCATTGATAGAAGTGCAAACACTTGGGCAAATGGAGAAATGAGTAACAATGTAGTAAGTAACACAAGTACTGACAGAACACTTACATTGGATATTCTTGATGAAATGTTCCAAAAGGTCTGGATACGTGGTGGAAATCCAAAAGTTATACTAACTGGATATGACACATTAATGAGGATACAACAACTTCTACAATCTCAACAAAGATTCATGGAAGAAAAACGTGTTGTACCTACTTACAATGGTGTAAAAGGTGTACCCGGTGTAGAGGCAGGATTCATTGTAGCAACTTACAATGGTGTCCCAATCATTCCTTCCAAGGATGTAGCATCAGATAGCATTAGTAGAATTTACATGCTAGACACTGATTACTTATACTACAGTACTGCAAAACCAACTCAATACTTTGAGTCTGGAATTGAAACTGGAGACCCATTCGCAATTAATAGACTAGGTCAAGAAGGTCTATACAGAACAATGGGAGAAATTTGGTGTACTTTCTTTAGGGGGCAAGGACAAATCCGTGCTCTTAAATGAGAACAAGGAGAAAAAAAAATATAATGGAGATGAAAAAATATGGCAGCAACAACACACAGAGGAATAACTTACACAACAAGTGGAAGTGCAACAATAGCATGTGACTTAGATTTACCCCTAGCAGCAGGTGTAGACCAAGACGATACAACATGGATATCGGCTTATCCCGGAGCCTTGACTGATTTTTCAGCAAGACAAACTGATGGGACAAACAGAATGCAACCTAGATTAGTTTGTTTATCAGTCGGAGCATTAGCAGAAGCAGAAACCATCACACTAAGTGGTGGAGCAAATGTTATCCTATCATGTATTGCACAAGGAACTGACGCTACTGCAAATCTTGGCGTGACTTTCAGCGGTCTTGTTATGACAGCAGATTGTGAAGCAACTACTGACGGAACTACCAACGATACCAGCAACGCAATCATTTGGGTACTAGTGGCTTAAGGTGATTTAATTGCCTACGGTTACTTTCAAAGGACCTGCTGGATTTCGTCGTAGAAATGACTTATCCGGTCAGTGGTTTAGAGGAGAACCTGTAGAAGTATCACAAGAGTGGTTAAACGAATACAGGAACAGACTCCCTTCTGAATACTTTAGTATAAAAGATGACGAAGGAGAAACTATAGACTTTGGTAACGATGGAATACCAGATAGCGGATGGACTAAAAAGGATATCAGTAAATGGTTAAAAGAAAAGGGTGCGACTTTTAGTGGATATTCTACCAAGAGCAAATTACTTGACTTGGTAGAATCCACTTTAAATCCCCCCGTTGTAGAAGAGGTAATTGAAGAAATTACCGAAGAGACTATAATTAAGGATGGAGTGGGCGATACACTAGCAACAAATGGAGATGAATAAATATGGCATTTAGCAGTACACAAGATAGCAGAACACACGTAATGGGAGACCTATTAATGGTTTCTGGAGACTGGAACGCAGCAAGTGTTGCGACAGGCACAATAGTAACTGGCCTGTCTAATATAATTGCTTGCGGAGTAATGGGCGACACTTTTGGTGACATCACTGGTGGTGGAGTAGATGGAGCATTCGCTATAGTAGCGGACGCTGCACCCGGCTCAATTGTAATAGATTGCGTAGCAAGTAATACTGGTTCTTGGTGGGCAATAGGTAAACGCTGATTAAGGCGGTGACCTAGTTGGCACAAATAACGACAATAAGATTTGCAGGACCGGGGCCTTATGGCACCAGTGTGTTTATTAATAACGCAGCAGGTTATGCACCAAGTACTACTAGTGCACTTACTGTAGATGACACTTTGAAAGGTTCAATAGATGTGCGTCAAGCAATTGCGGTAAGTATGGATGTTTATGCGAAAAATACATCAGTAGTAGGTAGTCCAATACAAAAACTTGGAACTGCAACAGCAGTCGGTGGTGCTACGTCGATTACATTTAACGACGGGATAGGTCTTAGATTTGGAGTAAATGATAATCAAGAACTTTATGTGGCCGACCCTAGTTTCTTAGCGTTTGGTTTAGCAACAATGAATGGTTTTACTTCGGCAGAAGGAGAAACAGTAGATGTTTGTTGGAGTCCACGTAATGAGATTTGTTACACTTTCTTTATCAGTAGTTGAGGAATGTAAATGGAAAGTCACAATAACCTTGGACTTAAAGAAATCGAAAGATTCCAAAAACGTGGAATACGACTTAATGAATCTTATGGTGCTTCTTTAAGGACTGATGAAGATAATCCTTTATCTGGATTCGCTTTAAAGCAAAAAAATCGTAATAAAAACACAGGAGATGTATTGAATATAGGTTCAGGCACTCGTTGTAAACATTGCGGTATGCTTTACTTTTGTTGGGTCGATAAATGTCGTACTTGTGGTAGACAAGTTGAGTTTAATTTAGGTAAAAGAAGAGAAGATTAAACGACAGAGTTATGGAAGGTATAGTACTTGGCTCAGGTGAGGAGGATGGAATATGCCAGTAGTGTTTTCACCCGGAGAGCCTGAAACTCGTCCTCTTAATCCAGATTCTATAGTTTACACGACTGCTCAAAAAGTAGCAGATATTCTTGGTATTGGTCCGGGAGAAGCCGTAGCAGTTAGTGCAGATTCAGAAGCAGATAGAGTTTATGTTACAGGTGCAGATTATAGAGCACACGGGTTTGCTGTTGGAGATACAATTTTAATTTACAGTGATGCTCAAGCATTAGGTATAGAGAAAGAAATCACAGCAGTTACTGAGGGCGGCTCTAATGGAGTTGCTTTGTACTTTACAGGTTCATTTTCTACATCAGATTATCAATCGGCGGATAATACCTATGTTCAAAATCAATCATCATTCACTAACGGTAAAACTCGTGGAATGAAGAGGAGCGTCGTTGAAACAAGAATTAAAGAAGTCCAAGACCGTATTGATAATATTACACATAATGCTTGGAGGCCTTATCTAGTCTCAGCAGAATACCTAAATTTCGATACTTACAAACCTTATCGAAGGCGATATTATACTGATTATGTAGGTACTGTTCCTTTGTTGTTCAGAAATATTCAACAGATTTTGAGGTTAGAAGTATGGCAAGGTGATGATTATCGAGAACTCGCTGGAGCAGAGGCTAGAGTAGAGGTTGTAGATGAGTCTGCTTTAGAAAATGTTGCTAGTGGTGTTTTGATTAATAACGGTGGTGGTTATAGTGCAAGTCACACTAGTGCTATGACAGTGGATGGAGTAGATGCTACTACTAAGTTTGCTGTAGGCGATTTTGTGTATAACAGTGCTGGTACTAAGTTAGGTACAGTTACTGCTGTAGGTAGTACAAGTGTTACAATCGGTGCAGGTATTGCAGCAACGGTTGCTAACGATGCTGAGTTGTATGTTGCAGGTGGGCACCTTTACATTGGTTTAACAAATGGTAGTTATGTCGAGTTAGCACAAGGACCGGGTACATCTCAATGGGATGCTAGATTTGATAATGTAAGTGCAGCGCAAAGTTTGGCTGATTTATTTAATAAAGAAGATAGAGTGAGTAAATCTAGTATAGATTTTTCTCCAAGTTTTACTTTAGCAGGTAGTACTTCTAATGTAGCGATTCATGATGAAGTATTAGCAACTGCTAATTCAGATTATGGTAATGGTAAGATTAAATTAACAAGTATGCGTCAAACAAAAGGAGGGCAAAATGTTAGTATTGCTTCTACTAATATAAGTGATATATCTATTTCAGATGTTACGGAAGCCACTACTACTTCTTCATCAGTATCTAGTGATGTGGTCACAGTCACATCGACTTCTGGTTTCGCTAGTGGAGGCATGTTAATGGTAGGTAGTGGTTCTTCTGTCGCCGTATTGAGTTATACAGGTAAAACAGATACTACCTTTACAGGTTGTGCCAATGTGATAGGTACACCGTTGACTACTTTGAATACAGGTGGTACAACTGTTTTCCAATATTTGTTTAAATCTGATATAGGCGCTTACTCTGATGCAGGTGGTGACCAAGCAAGGCTCAAAGATTGGTGGCTTGACCATGAGATGGGCATTATTTACTTCAACAACTCGTATCCTTTCTTTGAATGGAACGCAGTTAAGGCTTCTTATATTTATGGAGAAAGATATGTAGAGAAGGCTATAGAAGAGGCTGCAACTAAAATGGTTGCTGCGGATTTACTTATGTCTGATGATAGAAGCGTTTTAATTCCAGAAGGTTCTCAAAATGTTGACCTTGGTTCTAAGATACAACTTTATCGAAAGGAAGCCGCAGATATTTTGAGTCGCTACAAAGAAGTGGTGGTGTTCTCTTAATGACGGCTACTTGGAAAGAGCCTTTAGAAGCGGTTGTAGACTTGTTAAAGGCTAATTATGATGCTGGTGCTGCAACTGGTTGGAATAGGGCCAATAGTGACAACATTAAACCAATTGTTCTTGATATTGCTAGTGAAGGGCCAGAGCGTGGTAAGCGTTTAGATTTACAACGCAGTGATTATATATTATGTTATGAAACAGCACATAATGAAGAAGTTCCTGATTTACTATATAATTTTGTTACAACTAGATGTAATGTTACTATAGATATGAGAACATCAAAAGGACGCTCTCGATTAAGAAAAATGGAAAATGAAATGAGGAGGATTATACATGTCTCAAGAAAAGGTGATGGTGCTAACTTTGACCGTATGATTGTTAAAACTCGTACTGATTTAAGTGATAGAACTAAGAAAATATTTAGACATACTTTTCAAATAGAAGTAGTAATCCTAGCGGAGTTGATACCATGAGTGGGTTTGGAGCATATTACAAAGGTGATGTCTCAGAGGTCACTATGGGTCACGAAACAGGTCTGCTGATAGAGCACAATTATCCTCGTACTTGGAGAGCAATTTATGATGCAACTAATCCTGATTATACTCAGATTGAATTTAGAGGAACGGCTGCTCAAGGTAACGCTAGTTTATTTGAAAACGCTTTACCTATTCTTAAAGTACCATTAGGTATGTTAATTGGTCAGAAACTAACTTTTCATTCGACTGCTTCTGGAACTAATAATTTCGCTAGTTATTACAATAGCGCTTTGAAAAGCAGAGTTTATACTATAATAGACCATTTAGTTCAAAATAATACCGAAAGTACTCCAAGGCTTTCTACTGTGATTAGGATAGCACCTGCTTTGGATATAGGTTCTAATCTTGATAGTGCTGCTGGTGATGGAATTTATATTCATGCTACTGGTTTACCTACAATTAAGGGTGATGCTAATTTTGCTATGGCTACAGCCGCCAGCGGTTCTAAAGAAACAACTTATGCTGACCAGTTTATTGGCTTGGCTTCATTTATGACATTACCTGATACTAAGGTTGATTTACATAGTTATCATGTAGTCGGATTAGGAAGACAAGTAGCGGTTCAACAAACTGGCAAAGTCCATCATATGGGAGGCTCTCTTGAAATGCCTTTGCATAGTCCTAAGTGGCTATACTATAGTTTGGGTCGAGAGGTAGTAAGTAAAGATAATTGCGGCACTCTTTCTCATGGTACCGGTAGTGGAGAACAACCTACTATATATGCTAATATTGAACCGGGGCAAGGTTATATCGACTTGGCTAGTGCTCAAAGTGCTAGTGTTAGATTTGGCTCTAGCACTGACGCTGCTGTAGGTGATTATATTTTATTAAAAGACACTACAAGAGTACCTACTACTACTTATAAAACTCCTCAATTAAGCACTGATAAATGGTGGCCTTATGAAGCATCTGGTTCTGCTTTAACTAACGACGCTCAACATTTTGAATGGACAGAGAGCAGTGAATGTAGAAGAATTGCCGCAATACAATATATCAAAGATTTAGGTGCTGGTACTTATCGTTATATTTACAGACTCTACATTGATGACCCTTGGCAGTTTGAACACACTACATCTGACACCGTAGAGTTAAGACATTATCATGATGGAGAAACAAATGGAAGCCCTCATATAAATAGTACAAAGACTATAGATAGTCCAGTTAGAAGACTTATCTTTTCTGCTGAAACTATACCTAGTTTTTGTATAGAGCATAGTGTTAGAACAAGGGACTTAGGTTCTTATAATGCATCTTCTGAATCAACTGTAGTACCGGGTGCCACAGGCGATACTAAACAACTTACTCGTGTATTCAAAGGGTGCAAAATAGTTGAATGGGAATTGTCAAGTACAGTCGATGCTGAATTAAAATACCGTGCTGTATTTGACGCTTTATCTTGCTATACAGATACCGGAAGATTAGAATCTGCCAATAAAGGTGACCGTTATACTGCTCATCGTATGTTTCAAAATACTGCTACAACTCTTAAAGAAAGGAAATCTAGTGGAATTGCATCAGGTTCAGAAAAGCCATTTATGTTCTATAATGGTACTATATCTGCGTTTGACCAAAATATAGCATTCATTAGTGCATTCGAATTAAGAGGAAAAACTGGTGTAGAATTATTTCACACTATCCAAAGTAACCCTATTGCTGAATCTGTGGATTCTGCTACTAACATAAGTTTGAAACAAGTACCTTATGGCGGTACACGTAACGCTGCGATTATAAGAGAAGGTCGTGAAGAATTTGAAATGGAAATAACACTTGCCATCGAAGATGCTAATCTGTTTCATGAACTTAGAAGTCATGTGGAGCGCAGCGGTACAGTTGGCTCTACAGGGGGAACTATCATGCTTCACTTTACCAAGCCCGTGTCTTCGGGTGACTCAGATACTATTCCTAGTTTAAGAATTATAATGGATAATTATTTCATTACTGAAATGCCTATTCCTGTACCAGATGACAAAGGGCTTCTCTTCACTACGATGAAGTTAAAGCCTCAGAATGTCAAAGTAATAAGTGAGGATGCTATTTACCATTGTTGAGTTGATAATATGCCTATGAGAAATTATATTTCATTAAATGCTGTCCATAAATACTTAAGGCCTATGGACAATATAAAAGAAGAGGAAGAAGAGGGAGGAGAATACCTCTTTGACCCAGAAGCAGGCAAGGCCAGTGGAGACCCATTCGCCCATCTGCAACTGGAAGAAGCCCCTGAATCAGCGGCTTCTGAAAAGGACGTGAGTAAGTATGTCGAAGGAGAAGAAGAATAAAATAGAAATAGACGGTACCCCAATTGAAATTAAAGCAAAACGCTTGACATTTTTTGATGTTCAAGCAGTGGCACCGTTATTAATGAATAACAATATGGATTTTTCCCAATATTGGAGACATGCTTTAGCAAATTGGCTTTACTATGAGCCTTCTATAGACATAGATAATCTTAGTCCAGAGGAAGGTAAGGAGTTAGCGAAACTGTTACCCGAACCATCTGAAGTAATGAATTGGCTAGTTTTTCGGGAAGCGAAGTCGGACAAATTAAGCACTTTGTCCATGGGAGGACAGTAAGTGACCGGCTTCGTTTACAAAAGGAAGGGATGGAATATTTAATCATGACACACTATAATATCAGTTTAAAGGATGTGAGAAATTTGGATATAAAAGACGCTAAACAATTATTGTATTGGGCACAGGCTATGCAAGGTGAAGAGCAAGCGGCTGAGAACGCAGTTTACTTGGGCTATGACCGTGTGCCACCAGTGGAGGGGAGTTAATGGTAGACGGAGAAATTGACCCACGTTCTGTAGAATCTATGGAAAAGTTCAAGCAATATAGTAAAGAAGCCCAGCAAAATATGCAGGCTTTACAACAACAAATGGATAAGTTTACTAATTCAATGGCAATGACAAAAAGCCATACTACGGACCTTACAGAATCATTGAGAAACATTAGTAATACTCAACCTTTTCAACAGATGGAAGATTCAATTAAAGAAGTTCAAAATGGCTTAGAGCAGACTATGAATCGTACTCAGTCACCGGCTGGTAGACCTGCTCCTGAAAGAAGAACTATAGCGGCAGATTCACCTGAGCAAAATAATGTAACAGTTAATCTCAAAATAGATGTTAGTGGGGTTACTGACAAATCAGATAAGAAAGCATTGGCTAAAGAAATTAGTAATATGGTTACTAAAGAATTGAGGACTAAGTTAGGTGGCTCTTTGACTCAAAGTGGATTTAACAGAAGTGGTTAACATGGCAGACGAAGGAGAAAAGATGCCAATCCGTCTCGTACAAGAGAACGGTGATACTATTTCTCTTGATGCTACTAGTATAGATATTGTAGTCGAGCGTATACAAAGTAATTTTGGAATACCCTTTTTTAATGCTAAGAAGATGGCAATAGATGTAAATCAAGCAGCGGTTGCTATCGAAGTACAGGGTGTTTTTGCAGATGATGTTGGACAAGAGTCCACTGCAAAAGCCGTTGCTAAAATGGATTTTTATCAGCCTCAACAAATGGTTACTTGGGGCAATCCTTCAAGCGGAGGAGGAGGTTCTACTAGTGGTCCAACTTCTTCCAGTTACAATTCAACTGGTTCAAACTCAGGGCAGTCCGCCGCTTCAACGGGTATAGGTGCAGTCTCTGGTGGAAATGGTAATTGGAGCGGAGGTATAGGTTCTTCTTTTGGAGGCAGTCCTATAAGTCTTAATGATTTAGGAAATAGAATTCTTAAATTTTGGGACGGTAAGCACATTAGTTTACCTGTAGCCTATTGGGTAGAAGAGGCTGCTGGACTAGATAATCCTGTTAGCAGTGGTTTACAACTATGGCTTAAGGCCGATGCTTTGTCTGCGACTCATTCACATGGTGATAAAGTTGCTAGTTGGACAGATTCTAGTGGTAATGGTAGAAATGCTGTTCAGTCTACTGATGGAGATAAACCTTTATTCAAAACAGGTGGTATTAACGGTAATCCTTATTTGCACTTTATTTCAAATGATTATTTAGAAATACCATTCAATGCTTTTCTTAACACTGAAGAATTTACTACAATCGCTGTTGTTCGTGTACCAGAAGCGGATAGTGGTTGGAAGAATATTATTAATAATGGAACTAGTACTTCTAGTGGATTTAGTTTAAATATAGATGTAGATAGTCAAAAAGATTTCAATGTCGCTTGGGGAGAAGGAAGCGCAATTGACGAACAGAGCACTGCTGGTTCAATGATGACTTCTCATGATGGTCATATTGTATCTGCCACTATGGATGATACTACAGGTAATGGTCAGTCTGATACACTTCTTATGTATGTAGATGGGGTTCAGGGTGCTAGTCTAACTAGCGGTATAGACTATGTTCCAAATACTTCTGCTGTTACTCAGATATCTAAATATGGCTCTGTTTATTTTTATGGAGAAATTTATGAAATATTACAATACAATCGAGTTTTGTCTTTAGATGAGCGAGAACAAGTAGAAGGGTATCTTTCACGTAAATATAATGTGGATTTGGCCGCAGGTGCTTATAGAGACATAAGTAATTATAATTATGATAATAGACATTTAACTATAGGCTTTGATAAAGATATGGTGCCCAGTAGAAGAGAACCATATGGTTTTCTAAATATTCCAAGTCGTCCTACTGATATGTTTATCAATGGTACTCCTAGTAGTGGTGGAACTGTAATTAATGTCGATGATGGTAGTGGAAGCGCCAAAGACCCTAGAACATGGTTTGAGATTAGTGAAAACAATCGTAATCATGTAATAGAATTTAGAAACCCCACTACTAATCAAATTAGAGAAGATTCGTTGGGTAATGAATATTATGGAATAATTACAGCATTGACTAGTAGTCAAATTACAGTTACTTTGAATACCACTAGTCCTAGTCATGCAGATGGAGATAAAATATGTATTAGGCGTATAAATTATCCTAATTCTCAATTACGTGGAAGCGATAAACACCCTGTAATCATTATACCTATTAAAAACGCAGATACTTATGATGAAAACGCTTTACCTACTCTTTCTATTGGTCCAGAGTTTCCTAATTTCCAAGACGGTACTGCTAGGAATTCGAATCACGGTACCGAGTATACAAGGACAGACGAGTATATTGCGTTTTTAGTTTCAAAAGCGTTGACAGGGAGTACTGTTAGTGGAGACACGATATCAAGTTATTGGACAATCGGAGAAGCAGTAGATGCTTCTGGAAATAAAGATGTAAGTAATATATTCGATGTGACTATAGCACAGTCTTTTCATGGTCATGACTGTAGGTTAACAATTACTCAAAAGTATGCTTCTTCTTTAGGTCAGTTATCAGATACAATTGACAGTAGTTTAGGTATCGGTCAGATGCCTGTAATACAAGGTTTTTCTGGCGGTAAAAGTGGAAAGAAAGTAAAAAGTGGCGGTGATAAAGTCCAAGATATTATGGGAATTCTTGCTAACAGTGCCAATTTTGTAGACCCTCCTTCTAATAATTTAATTTCTGACATTTTAGGTTATGGATTAGATTTTGTTCAAACTACCATTTATAATGACCATAAATCAAAAGGTGATTATATTAGAGGTATACAGGTACCTTACAATACTTTAACAACAAAAGGTAAATCAGTATTCGATGCTGAAATTGCTCAGCGTAATTTCTTTTTAACTACAGAAGGAAGTACAAGTGATAAACTATCTAATATTAATAATATACATGCTTCTAATTTATTTTCTCATACTTCTGAAGGTCATTTTAAAAATGGAATTAGTGGATTGGTGACTGATTTTAATGTGCACCGTGATGCTGAAATGAAAGCATATGAGTTTAGTTTGAAATTTACAGCAGCAGATATCATATTATGAGGTGAAATAATGGCAATTCCAATTAGACTTTTAGCAGGACTTGGTAACGAAACTGTGATTGATTTGATTGCACAAAGTATAGATATGTCGGTTGACAGAAATGTAAGCGCTTTCCCAACCCCTAATAATTATCTCAAGCGTTTTGCTGTAGATACTAACATACCTAGAGTGAAAATAGATATTAATGGTATATTTGTTGACGACGATATAGTCGATATAGGAGATACTAGTTCTGCTGATTTATCTATAACTTCACAAACACCTGCTTCTATGATAATTAATTTTGCAAGTATGTTACCTACAAAGTCTTTTGCTGAATTTACACCTACTAGGTACAGTATACAACCTAACCTTCCTAATTCAATAAGTGCATTAGCGACTGATATTAATTTTCCTACATTTACGGCAAATGCTAACCATTCAGTTGGTTCAACGACTAGTATATTGGCTAGTACTGATGACTCCACTTGGTCACATAAGACTTGGGAAGGCTCTGAAGAATTAGGGGCTAAAATGCAGTCTACGTTAAAGTTTACTTCTAATTATTCAGCGGACCTTGCTCCGGGTAGTACTCTTGCTGTGGACACTACTATTACTATAAATGGCAGCGCTGTTTCTGTAACTGATTATGAAATTGCAGGAGCGACTTTGTTAAATGTAGGTGATAGACTTATCAAGTCTGATGGCACTTATTTAGGAATAGTAGCGTCAATTCCATCTGATACAACTATTACTTTAGAAAGTCATTTAGCGAATAGTATTAGTAGTGGAGATGAAATATACGTTAATGCTAGAGTATTCAACGAAAGAGAAGAATTTGTGGGTTATGCAAGTGCAATTTATGACGACAGTAGTATTGACCACTCGACTCAAACTAAGCGTGCAGTTTGGACTATTCAATTAATTGAAGTAAATAAAGTATTGATAAGACAAAGTAAAGAATTGAAAGTAAATAAACAGGGAGGTGAATGGAATACTTTATTGGATGAGAAAATAATTAAACTCATCCCTAGTTATTGGTTAGAAAATCCTTCACGTAATCCTAATGGAGGATTAACTGGACAAGATACTGATATGGAGAATGGCGAAGGTCATATCGGAATAAGATTAAAACTTAATGCAGGTAACACAAGTGTAGATTACACTAGCAGCCCTAGCATATCTAATTTAGCAACAGGTTCTTCAAGAAGGTCTTCTGGACTTACACCAAATGACGCTGGTAACTTTGACGCAATTATAAACGTACCTGTTAAAGATATAATGGAAGATGATAATCCCGCTAAGGCTATGGCGACACAAGTAAAGGCCGCTTTAGAGTTAACAGGGGATGTTGCAGTTTCTACTGATATGAGTTTTTGGATAAGAAGAACAGAATATAATAATTCTACTACTATTACATATGCTAACGCACAGCCCGGAAATGAAGTTAAAAGAGGGATGTTAGTAACTGGTACCGGTATACCTGCTAACGCTTATGTTAAGTCAGTAACTAGCAGCACTGAGTTTGAATTGTCTGTCGATACAACAGGCGGAGCCACTCAAGGTGGTTATTTGACATTATCAACAGGTATTGACGGAAAAGGAGGCTTAAAGATGACTGATGCGTTTGTCATTAAACAAAGCGGCCCTGTGTTAACTATTATTCAGAAATATATTCCAGAAATTCCATCAGAACACCCTGAATCTTTAGGAAAGGAATTTAATCATATATTCAATACAGAGGTATTTCATTCAAATAGTTTTAATAGCGTAGCATCTAAAAAGTCAGCAGGAGACAAAGTTCAAGATTTGATAGGGATAGTATCGAATGCGAGTAAAACAGTTGATTTACTAAGAGGTATTCAAATACCTTACGATAGTCTAATAACTAGTTCTGGAGTGACGGGCGTTGCTCGTAATTTCTTTTTAACATTCGGAGAAATTCCCATTTCAGAAAAGGGGGCTTTAGCAAATGAGAGAAACGCTTCTGAATTAATGAATGAAATGTTACTTACTGCTGATTGGGGAGGAACTACCACAGATAAAGGAGAAAGAAATTTGTGGGATAAGTTTGCAGATGCTTTGATACCTGATGAAGTACAAGCGCTTGGTGGCTTTTTAATCAATTCTTTAGCAGATATGTGGGTTACTTTAACTACTCCTGCTCATGGTAATGACGGTGGTATTCGCATTATCCCTGAAAGACTTCATGTACGGTATGATGCTGGGAACAACTACTACGCTTTCAATTTAGAACTAATAGCAAGCGACTTTGTGATAGGTGTATGATATGACTTTATTAATAGACCCCGGATATGGATTACAATTTAACGGTATTAGTGATAGCGTATTAGTACCTGTTAATTCAAACAATATTCATGGTTTGCAGACAGAGGAAAGAAAAAGATTACCTGCCTCTGTTAGTGCTTTTACGCTTGAAACTTGGTTTATCCCTGACTCAGGAGGAGTGGTATTTGAGCAAGAAAATGTTATGCGTTTAAGCGTAGGTAGTCCAAGCGGCCCTGCTCCTGCTGTGTTTGAAATAAGACTTAAAAATCTGGCTAGTGGTAGAGATGCAGTTTATACTTTATCAACAGCAAAGCCAGTTACTAAGTCTAATGGTAGAATAGCCTATTGGGATGGAATATTATTTCCCGCTTGGAATAATGTACAAGACGCTTATCTTGCTACTGATTTAGAGAAAAATGATATAAGTGCATTTAGCGCAGGTCACCGTGAATTACTGAATGTTACGGTTACTTTTGATAGAAGGACCATTAGTATGCATGTCAATGGAGATTTGGCCGCTTCTCAGGCTTTAGATGAGGAACATGAATTGGTTACTCAACAAACTCATATTTATCTTGGAGGAAGAGGAGGAGACTTTAGAGGCACGCTTGAGGCTATACATTGGTCAAGTGGAGCAATGGCTTCTGGTCGGCAGCAGTATGCTCCTATGAAAAGTGATAATACTCTTGCGCTTTGGAGATTTGAAGAGCCAATAGAACCTATTAGTATAGTTACTACTACTCCTTCAATTAGTGCATCTACGTCTGCAAGTTCTAGTATAAATATCGGCACTACGGCTGCTCAGTTATTAGTTGACGAAATGAGTGGACAAAGTGGTTTAACATCGATTGATTTTACTTCAAGTCCTTATAGTGGTGGCTCTTATAAAATAAAGGTATATACTTCTACTTCTTTTGCAGAACGAACAATACCTAAAGTACCTTATAATATTATAATAAATCCTTTAGGATATAGCCCTACTACTGGAAAGCCGACCAATAAGGCTCCAGAAAGACTAAGATTAACTGCTATTGATTCTAGTGCAGGTACTATTACTGTAGAATCTATACATCTTGACTTTGAATCTAATTCGACTAATGGTCGTAGGGGTGTACTAATGGCACATGACGCTGGTCGCTTTGTAGTAGTTACAGGTGATTGTATAGTTGATGGTGGTAACGGTAATGAATTCCAGCCCCAAGGAACAGGTACTCAGTTTTCTCAAAGACAAAGTCAAGTAATAATTGATGAAAGTGATTTTGAAAATCACGGCATGATGTTTTCTTTAAGTATGGCTATTGATAATCATGAATACAATGCTTATTCGGCTAAAACTACTAATATGGGTAATACGTTTTTGATAGGACATAGCGGAAGGCATACATTAAACCATGTAATAAGTCATCCCTTTATGGGGACTTTGCCTCCTCCTAAATCCCATAATGTCGAAAAGAAACTAGATGTAGGAAGTGATGTAATCTCTGCATCCTTTTTACCTCAGTTTGCTGATATAAAGTCTACAGTTCCTACTAATAGTGTAATATCTAGTTTTGATACTCATGGTACTGTTAAGATTAATAGTGTTAGTTCGAGTAGTCAAGTGTCTACTTTTGTAGATAACGGTATGACTGACATAGATGATACACAAAGAGAACTATTAGCGCTTGGTGGACCTTTATTCGATATAGAGCCTTTTAGATTAAAAGCAGTATCTGGTAACGAAGAAGTAGGAGACGACAAACATATTATTCCATCTACAGAAAGTAGAATCGCTATCTTATCTGTACCTAAATTAGCGGACTTTGATTATGTTCCTTTTGTACAAATTCATTATAATGCGATTGATAACGGTAGCAATTTCTCTGTAGGTGCTACTTCAAGATTAACAGCGGGTCATAGTAGTGGTGCAACTGTACTTACATTACAGAGCATTAGGTCCTTTGGTGCAGACGACAAAACTATACCTGCTACTAATATAACAGTAGGTGGAGTTACGGCCTCTAGCACTGCTGGATTAACAGCAAAAATTGATTATTCTGCAAAAACATTAACCTTTTCTTCTGCGATTAGTGCTGCTGCACAAACAGCAGCGGTTACAGGTGCAGTTGTTCAGTTAAGAGATGTTACTCCTAAAATTATAGTAACCGATACCTTACCTAGTGTTAATACTGTATTAAACGCTAGCCCTTCTCCAGATTATATGTTATTGGATTTGATTAGAGATTCTATGAGAATGAAGCCCCTAGAGTTATTTGCACCGGGTGGAATTATAGAATTCGATACTCCTGATATGTTTCCATTTTCAGATGGAGATTTAGAAGGAGAAAATTCAGAAGGAGTTGTTGCTGAAAATAAATTAGATTATACTCTATGTCCAGCAAACTATTTACCAAGGCATTCTACAGATACTCCTCAAAAAGCACCTCAAGTAATTAATGTAGCGCATAGTGAACTTTCTACTAGAAATTCTGTTTTCCATAGAGTGTTAATGAGAACAAATAAAGTTAATTTAGGAGATGTTACAGAAACTGCTGATATTACTACACAGAACCCGACTAATGGACAGAGAAATAGATTAGGGTTATTTATTAATAATAATTCAGGCTATGCAGGTAGTACTTCAAGTGCAATGAATGTAGATGGTATAAGTGACGCTCGTACTGTAATTGCTACAGGAGATACTATATTCAAATCAGATGGTAAGAAATTAGGCATAGTTACGGCTGTATCTTCTACTAGCGTAACTATAGGCGGAGGTACTACTGTTGCTGTGGTAGATGATGATGAATTATTTAAACAAGGCCAGTTTGCAGGAAAAGGTACCACTAATCAAAGTTCTTGTGTACATGAATATTTTGATATAATCGAGCACACTTCACGTAATAAAAAGACAAGACTAATTATCCAACCTAGTGATAGAAATAGATTTAATTTACTAAGTAAGGTTGTAATAGGGACTGAGAGGGCTAATCACATAAGTATAGAAAATCTCATGGCTCGTGGCAGAGTCCTTTCTTTTGCGGATGATAATGAAGGTAATTCAGTCATGAGAGCACATAGTTTAGTTAGCGATATGTCTTCTGCTAGTATTTATGTTAAAGGTTCAGCAGCCCCTGATTCTCATATTGTTAAGGAAATTATGCCCGGTGCACCTGTAGTGTCGATGACTTTAGGAGGTCCCGGACAAGGTGCGGTTAATACAAAGGAAACTTGGGACCCAAGTCCAATATCAAGACTTGCTTGGAACACACGTCGAGATTGCCAAGCGTTGGTTTCCTCTACTACTAGTACTACTGCTGTAGTAGAACCTTTGAATAATAAAGCCACGGATTTAAAAAGTTGGGGGACTTACTGTTTCCCATATGGCGGCGCTGGTAAAGATGCTAGGATATATTTAGCAATGCCTCAAAATGAAGGCGAAGCGATTAGATATGCTCACGCTGAATATAATTCTAAAACAGGAACTACATTTACATTCCAATCAGGTACGGGTCACGAAGGCTCAGGTAAGTTTGTATTAGAAGACGGCTCTGAATCTGATTCTTTTGCAGATTGGATAACTGCGACTGGAATTGCAGCAGGTAGTATATTACATACTGATGATAAGTTTTCAGAAGAAACTATGTGTAATGACGGTACCACTATTAATGATAGGTTATTTCAAACTCTCGATACTGTTCAACACGATTATCAATTAGGTAGTCAATATGCAAGTACAAGGGCTTTGGTTGAAATTCCCTTGTTTGAAGATTTCTTTTTCGATGATGTGGATAAAGGTATTTTTCCCGGTCCAGATAATAGTATGAAACTTCATTTAGACTGTACTCATACTGCCCATAGTTGGAATCCTAATCCTGTAGGTAGAAGGGCTGATTCGGTTTCACCAGAAGACCCAGAAATATTTGGGCCCTTTTCTTATTCGATTACCAATAGGTCGCATCGTTCTGGTACGAAAATATCAAGACCTTATGACTCAAGTTCTCATTATATATACGTAGAAGATGCTAATGTTTTCCCTATACCAAGTGATTCGGCTATCAGTGTAGCGGGTTTAAACGGGGGGCTTAGAGAAAGAAGGGCTTTTCTTCCAAATGGAGAATGGGTAATTTATACTGACCGTGATACGAGTAATCACCGTTTAACTTTAGCAGGGGCGGCAGGAGATAATTGGATTTCTAGTGAAAATTTCTTTAGAGATTTAGAAGTAGGAGAACAACTCACTCCGAGCCCCGGCTATCAAGATATGAATTACACAGGAATTGCTGATAATCCTACTTTAATTAGTGCGGGTTATGAAAGTCGTCGTTCTTTTTACTATGACCGCTCTAATGTAATGACGCAGGGTGGTAATGTAGATTACGGTTTGAAACAATATGTTAGTGCTATTGAACTAAGAGCAGGTCCAAGGTCTAATCCTCATTTACCAAGAATTCAAAGTAAGAGGCCAACGGCTAAGGTTATATTCGTAAGTGGAGTTGTTAAAACAGGAACAGCATCTGCTGTAACTCAAACTGCTAACGGTTCATCTGGCTATACAGGTACTGTTACAGGAGGGGCTACTACAGGCGGTACTGGAAGTGGATTGACAGTTAATTATTCAACTTCAAGTGGCTCGATTGTAGCCGGTTCAGTAGTAGTTAATAATGGAGGGGATGGTTATGTAGTAGGTGATTCGTTAACTATTCCGGCAGGTAGTGGAGACGCTACTTTTACAATTGTTACTTTAGGCAGCGTGACTACTCTTGTATTAGATGATGCTAGTTTATTTCCTAAAGGAGCAACACCGCACGCTTCTTATCATTATAGGGTGGCTTGGAGAGATGCTACTGCTACTGAGCGTTATGGTTTCTTTAACAACCGTACTACTAATAGTTTAACAGTTACTAGTGCAGATGCTACTTTCCAACCAGCGATTGGAGACGAAGTTTATGTGGCGGACTTATACGCCACCGGTGCTTCTACATTTCCTAAAACTAGAGAGACTTTCCTTAACCGTGCATGGGCTCATCCTTATGCTCCCGGAGGTTTAAGACAAGGTGATACAGTATGGATGAATATGCATTATACTAATCCTCATGCCATTGAAGGTTTGTTTTGTAAAAGTAGAGGTACTTTGAATGAGGCCGAAGTATATACTGGGTTTAATGGAGGCGTTGCTACATTAGATGCTAATCCAAGAGATAGCGCTCCGATGGAGAATTTTTTAATTGGAGATACTTGTATAGAAACTGCTCAAAATTTAGTTCAACACATTAATCAGACTATAATATATAATTATTATGCGTTTGGAGAGTCTGTTGAAAATATAGATATACCGGTAGTAGCGTATCTTGACCCATATCAGTGTACAGAAGACTTTGCTAGAGTACTATTATATGATGTATCAAACGATAGAGAATTTATCGCATTCCAAGATTTATGGATGCAGGTTCAGTCAAGTCCAGCGACTGCTTCTATTGGTACAGATGATGATACTTTAGTTACAGGTGCTATTGTTAATAGTAACGCCGCTTCTGGCTCTTTAATAGATGTAGCGGCAGGTTTCCCTAGTGAAAATAAGAAACTAAATACTACTCAAAAGTCTGACTTTATAGAGGCTTCTTATGCACATGCGAGTGATTGGAACGCTAATGTATCTGGGGCAATTTCTACACATAGTGTCGGAGGAGTTGCCAATAGTCATGCAAATGGGTTTACTGATAGGACCGATAATAAAGTCGCAGTACTCTCTGAGGCTTTATCAGGTCACCAATTAATTGACGGAACTTCTATTAGAGAACAATCTACTTTCTTTGATACTCCTGATGGGACAAGGGCAATACCAGCATTCCTTGCAATGAAAGGTATTCGTAATTCTGTCGTATCTAATACTAACAGATTAGGTATGTTACCGCATTGGTCTGAGATGGACTTTGTAAGAAGATTAACGCTAGATATGGGAGAAGTTGCATTAAAAGACGGAGTTACAGATATAGAAGCGGCTGCTAGAGAAGTAGTCAGATTGATTAATCAAGCGGGTGCTAAAAACGGAAGAACACACGCTAGAAGACCTAATGACCAGTTTCTTGGTGAAAGTGATAAGTTTGATTTATCCAGCCCCGGTCCTAAAGGAAGTGCTTATGATACTAACATAGACCCTGCTGCAAGTCATCAACATGCTGATTTCGCAGCAACTGCATCTACTCATGACCCTGCTCCTTTTTGGGATATTCAAAAGGCTTTTTCAAGTCACGACAGGGGTACTCATATGGGTTACATAAGAGCGCATTTAGGAAGAGTTGTATTAGATTCTGATAATAATCCGGGCTATTCTATAGTTATACATTCTACTGTTCCCGGAGCAAGTGGTAGAAATTTCTGTGCATGGTTAGATAACAGTAGGGCCCAGACTCCTTATAGACCTCAATATTTAATTGGACATGGAGGTAGGTTTAGGAACTATTGGTGTCAACCTGATGAGATGACTGGAGAAAACATGCACCCCGCACCTATGCCTATCAACAGATATGGTAGACCTTTTGCTCCTATTACTACTTTGAAAGAATATCTTCCACCAGAAACACCTGATGACGCTTTCATAAATAATTTGAATTTTGGCTCAGAAAGAGTAGATAGTGAAACTCGGATGGCTGTATCTAATGTAGAAATAGTGAGTGGAAGAGATTCTAATACTTTGATTAACGAATCATTTGAAACAAAAAGCCCAGCATCTGTTTTAGTAGACGGATTGAGAGTAGGTACTAAAGCAAAGTCAAGAATTAATTTTGGAGGAATTACTCAAGCAGGTATTCCGGGCTGGGCACCTAATGTAAGTAAATGGGGATATCCTAATCTAAGGGCTAGTTCTACAGCAGAAGATTCTGCTTATTACAGTATATATGGTAACGCTTCGAATGCTGGAGACGCTATGACAGAAACTACAGTTGGAACTACAGGCGGCTATATACCTAAAGATGATATGAAGGATGAGAATATAGGAAAGACTCCATTATACGGTATTAGGTTTGTAGACCATAGAGGCGACGCTCATACTATTAGAATGGTTTATCGACAATACGGTCAAAGATTTGCTAATAACAATACAGTTCTACCACCTACTCTTGATGAAGAAGTTATCATACATTTCGATGACAGAGATGTAGCACAAGGTGGATTTACAATAGGTAAACATATGGTGGGCGCTGGTGAAGTATGTGGTGAATTAAATGGAGGTACATTAAAAGAATACAAAGGTAATCTTTGGAATACTTATCCAAGTCCTGCTGTAGGAGTACATGTTACTTCTACTTTATCAAGTGATACTATTACAGTGACTTTAACCGAACCTTATCATTCAGGTGGAGGTCTTACTCATACAGATGTATTAGGTTATCTTGGATTTCCTAAATCAGGTATGCTGCAATTGAGTGACGATGCAGGTACTAGTGGAGACCAAGGTTTGACTATTCATTACACCAGTAGAACAAGTAATGGAAAGGCTGGACCTCACAAGTTCTTTGGTATAACCGGTGGCAGGGCTATGTCCAGTGAAGGACTTATCATGAGTCCAAGAATTAACTTTACAAGTTTACTAACTGATGAAGTAATCGCTGCGGCTACAGAATATGCAATTAATATGGGAGACGCATCTCAAGATAACGTAGATGTTACTAGTTTTGATTGTACTTCTATGCTTGCACCAGATGGTAAAACTCTTGGAGATTGGGGTGTTAGTCCTACTGCTATCAGAATTAAGACAAGAAGTGATTCGGCTGTACCTTTAAATAAATTATTTGAGGCTAGTCGGACCAAAGATTGGGGATTATTACACGGTGCATCTACAGATGCTGCTGTAGGTAGTCACCACACAGGTGGTTTGAGCACTAGTGAAATGGATGCAGGAACTCGGTTAGATGTAGGTTATATTCCAAAAACTGTTCTTCATATTAATACAAAATACCGTGGTTCTAATGCGAATACGGCTACTCCTATTTTAGTAGATAGTCAAAATAATATGGTAGATATTACATCATGGCGTAGAAATCTAAGAGGAGATGATTTCACAGATGTAGCAGGTGACCACGTTATTCCGAGAGTAGATAGCCCTATGATAAAGGTAGGTAGTTCTCACACAGGTACGGGTAACATCATCGTAGACGGAAGCGATACGTTATTTTTACTAGGTAAACCTGCTACCACTGATGCTAATAGTTGGGGAGAGAAGTTTACATTATGGTATGGTACAGAGTTTGGTAAAGTTAGAAGTAAAGCAGGTGCTACTTGTTTGACTGAATTAGAGTTCAGCGCTGCTGAAGCAAGTTCAGGATTTTTGACCGCTAATTGGGACACTGATGATATTTTCATTAGAAGAGGTGGTAGGGCAGATGCTATGGAAATAGATGGTATCCGTAGAGCAGGTAGTAAAAATGCAAGTCCTTTCTTATATTTTAGAGGCGGTAGAGATAGTCCTGACCATTGGGTACCTCTATTCTTCGGAGGAGGCTTTTCTGGTGCAGTAGTAGACATTAATGATGGTACTCAAAATGATTATTCTGATTTCTATACACATCCTTATGCTAATGGTCCAACAGGAAGCGCTGGTTTTCAAAATGTAGGGGAAATTGCTGGCTCATACGCTTTATTAGATGCTAATGCTATGTTAGCGATGTTTCCCGGAACACCTTACTTAGACCAACATAAAGGTAAAAACCACCCTCCTTTCTTCAATCAAGATGCGATTTTATCTTTCGATATGGCTAAAGGAGGAAACACTGCTGTTACTGGTTTAACTTATACACATGGCGGTAACACTATTCATGCTAATGTACCTACTCCTATAGTACTTAGATTTGCACACCCTCATGCTAGGTATAGTGCTTCAAGTTCTGCTAACGACCAAACTGTTTATATGATATTCGGACCGGGTCAAGCGTTCCCTCATAACTCTGCTACATTTGAACCACAAGGTGCAAATATAGTTACAGCAGGTAACGGATATAGTGCAGTTACTGTACACTATGCCGGTGACAATGCTAAAGATACTTTTTTACCAAATCAATTAACTAATGGAGACATAAATCAACACAGTGGTTTAAATCGAGGAGGTAGCGCTGTCGCTCATTTACCTATGTCTACTTTCTATCAAAAGAATAACGTAAGTAGTTTCAATTATGTTATGAATTGGGAGCCTACAAAAGGTTTCCCTAATGATAATGCCACAGGTTCAGTAGGATATAATCAGACTTTTCCTTTAGCATCTAAATATGAAGGTACAGAAGCCAATATTGCCGGTTTACCTTTACATTATCATCCTTTTAATCACGTATTCGTTAATTTCGCTGGTACGGCTATAGGTCACTCTTCTTTAGCGACTACTAGAAAATCTTCAGTAGTCTGGCACATGGATGGTGGTTATCATCCGGGTGGCCATTTCCTTGATAATCATGTAAATAAGAATCCAAAGCACCCTGTAACTAATAATAGACTTGCAACTGGAAGCGGTGCTCATCATAATACATCTGTATTTAGACCTTGTGGCTTACTTTCTCAAGCCTATCTTTCTTATTACGGCGGTACCCCTGCTAATCAAGCGGCTAATGAGAATGTAGTCGTTGTAGATGCTACTCGTGTTCAAAATGCAGAAGAGTTGGGAACTATCATAAGTGCGGCGATTAACACTTTCCCCGGAAAAGACCCGTTGAAAGCAATTGGTGGTACGTTTATGCCATCAATGCAAAA